GGACGGTGGGATTTTCCCGAATTGAAAAAAGTCGCCTACAAGCAGTACAAGTATTGGGAGCCGGAGACCACGATCATCGAGGCGAAGGCGAGCGGGATGCCCCTCACGCACGAGCTGCGCCAGATCGGCATACCCGTGATTAACTTTACACCGTCAAGAGGAAATGATAAGCATACAAGGGTTAACGCGTGTTCAACATTATTTGAATCAGGAAAAATATGGGCACCGAAGGAGAGATGGGCGGAAGAAGTTATTGAAGAATGCGCAGCTTTCCCTTATGGTGACCACGATGATTACGTGGACACCGTGACACAGGCGCTGATGCGTTTCAGACAGGGGGGACTGTTGGCGCTGCCCGATGACTACGAGGATGAACCCGTTGATCACGGGAGGAGAGAATATTACTGATGGCAAGAGAATTACCGATTAGACCCGAAGTGGAAGAGGACTTGGTCGTTGAGGAATCAGCGCAAGTTCAGATAAAAGCGCCGGGAGACCTGGTTCAGGAGGACGTGGAAATGATGGAGGATGGCTCAGCCATCGTCAATCCGGATCCTATATCCGCGGCCCAGGGTGACTTCGGCGTCAACCTGGCGGAAATCGTTCCCGAAGGGGAGCTCACGACACTGGCCAATGACTTATCCGGAAACTATGAGGAGGACAAGTCAAGCAGGGGAGATTGGGAAAAGGCCTACGTGGATGGATTGGATCTTCTGGGATTCAAGTACACCGACCGGACACAGCCCTTCACGGGCGCGAGTTCCGTCACCCATCCGCTCTTAGCGGAGACCGTTACCCAATTTCAAGCACAAGCGTATAAGGAATTACTCCCTGCCGACGGGCCGGTGAGAACACAGATTGTTGGCGAGATCACTCCTGAAGTCCAGGATCAGGCCAACAGAGTAAAAGACTTCATGAACTATCAGATCATGGATGTCATGGAAGAGTATGATCCCAATATGGATCAATTGCTCTTCTTCCTCCCGCTCGCTGGCAGTGCGTTCAAGAAGGTCTATTATTCAGATCTCAAACAACGCGCTGTCGCCGAGTTCATACCAGCGGAAGACATTGTTCTTCCCTATTTAACAACCGAGATTCAATCGTGCGAACGCATTTGTCACGTCGTGACGATGATGGATAATGAACTGCGCAAGAAGCAGGCTTCCGGATTCTTCCGTGACGTTGACGTTCAGCCGGCGCTGCCGACTGACAGCGACATTCAAAATAAATATAATGATTTAGAGGGAACGAATGAGGAAACGTTGATGGACACCTACAATCTTCTGGAGTTTCACGTGGACTTGGACCTGGCGGGATTTGAAGATCCAACCGGCGTCAAGGTTCCCTACATTGTCACCATTGACAAGGACTCGCAAAAGGTGTTGGCCATTTATAGAAACTGGAAACCCGATGACCCCCTTAAAAAGAAAAATCAATATTTTGTCCATTACAAGTTTTTACCTGGCCTTGGCTTTTACGGCTTTGGCCTTATCCACATGCTCGGAGGTCTCTCAAGAACTGCGACAGCAGCCCTTAGACAGCTTATCGATGCAGGTACGCTGTCCAATCTCCCTGCTGGATTTAAGGCTCGGGGACTGCGAATTAGGGACGATGACAATCCACTCCAACCAGGAGAGTTCCGGGATGTAGACGCGCCAAGCGGCAATCTCCGGGAAGGATTAGTTCCTCTGCCCTACAAGGGACCCGATGCGGTCTTGTTCCAGCTTCTAGGATTTGTCGTCCAGGCGGGACAAAAGTTCGCGGCCATCGCTGATCAGAAGATAGGCGAGGGCTCACAGGCCAATCCTGTGGGAACGACGATGGCGCTGATTGAGCGCGGAACGAAAGTGATGAACGCGATTCACAAGCGTTTGCATTATTCACAAAAAATAGAATTCAAATTACTGGCTAAGGTATTTCAATTGTACCTGCCTCCGGAATATCCATTTATGGTCAAGGGGGGAAACAGGCAGATTAAAGTAGCTGATTTCGATGACAGGGTGGACATCATTCCTGTCTCTGATCCGAATATTTTCTCAATGGCGCAGCGTGTCACGCTGGCCCAAACCCAGATGCAGATGGCGCAGGCAGCTCCTGAGCTGCATAATATGTATGAAGCCTACAGGCGCATGTATATGGCGCTCGGGGTGAGGGACATTGACATTATTTTACCACAGCCACCGCAACCGGCACCGATTGATCCGGCGAAAGAAAATGCAACGGCTTTGCAGGGCCAAAAGCTTGAAGCGTTTGCACAACAAGAGCACGAAGCCCATATGGACACTCACAGGGCTTTTATGAGCTCCTTTCTTGTTCGTCAGAATCCACAAGTGATGGGACTTTTACAGGCTCATATTTCCGATCATATTTCCTTCTTGGCCAGTGAACAGGTTCAAGAAAAAATGCAGGAGAAGATTCAACAGGTGCAACAGATGATGATGCAGGCGCAACAGAATCCACAAATGGCGCAACAAGCCCAACAGGCTCAGCAAGTCCTCGATGTGGAGATGGCCAAGATGATTGCCATCATTGAAGCGGAGATCACGAACAAAATGCTGAAAGAAGAGGAAGAAATGCTCGAGCAGCGATCGCAGGATCCTCTGGTTGACTTGAAGCAACAGGAAATTGACCTGAGAGAAAAGGACATCCAGCGCAAAGCGATGGAGGAACAGCAAAAACTAGACTTCCAGGATAAGAAACTGGGACAGAACACGGACATGCAAAAAGAAAAGATACAAAGCCAGGAAGACATTGCGCAATTGAGAGCAAATGTTAATCTGGAGAAGATGGATAAAACCATAAAAGATAAAAAAACGGACTTGAAAGAGACGGAAATTCGTCGAGGGAGACAGTAATGACTAAATTAAGCATGCAGCAAATTAAAAACTTACAGAAGATGATAAAGTCACAAAAATTGAAGAAAAGACGCGATGCGGAGCTCATTGATCCATCAGGATTGAACAAGTTGATAATGGGGCGCCTGGCGAAAAGCAAGAAACTGAAACGGCCTAATGTTAACCCTTTGCAAATGGCAGCTAAAGGAGGTAGTATGAGCACGAAAGCTGCTTTTCGTGAAGTTAATCGTAACGAACCGAAGGCTGTGGCGAAAACAAGGAAAAAACATGGCAGAAAAAGAGCCCAAAAACAAAAAATTGCGATCGCTCTTAGTAAAGCGGGAAGGGGCAGACGTCGTGGTTGAGCAGCATCAAAAAGAAATAGATCTTATCTTGCACAAGTGCTATGACCTGGTACATCATTGTCTCAATGAAAAAGTTTCAAAAGATCCAATGATAATCGGTGCAGCATTCATCACCGCAGCTCGGCAAATGTACATGGACACAGTCGGGCCTCAACAAACCAGAGAACTGTTTCAGGTATTCACTGATCAAGTGGAAAATACTGAAAAATATACGGTACATTAAGGAGGTTAAAATGGGAACAGGTTATTTTAATAAAGACTCAATGTTGAGTCCTTCTGAATTGGAGGAAAAAGGAATTAAAGCGAAAAAAAACCATGTATATTTTGAAGATAACAACGGAAAAATAAGAACTTTTAAATATTCATCTAAACAAGATTGGTCGGACAAGCGAGACGAATATTCGGATGTGAAAAGAGTTTCTTCAAGTACTTTGGAAAAAATTGCGAATAGCACTGGGTTAACTATTAGTACAATAAAAAATAATATAGGTTCTATGATAAGACATTTTAAACAAGGAACCAAAGGCATTGAAAGAAAAAACAGAGGCGGCGTAATTAAAAAAGCAAAAGGTGGAATCGTTCAAAAATTTTCTAAGGGTGGAACGGTTGAAAGGCCAAGAGGCGTGGGTATCGCCAAAAGAGGCTACGGCCAGGTGATACGATGAAGAAGATAAAAAGATTAACACTGACAATCCCTCCGAAACGAGGTCCGATGCCCCAGGGCGTCAAGATAAACTATGCGAAACAAGGACCAAGGAGAGTAAAAAATGTCTGACAAAAAAATAGCAGATCAGGTTAAAGAAGCTGAAGCATTAAAACCTAAATTAGTTGGAGGAAGCACAACTTCAGTTCTACGGGCATGGAAGGAAGGACGTATTGGTGCAGGAAATGCAATGAAGTATTTAGCATCTAGATTATTGAAAAAGAAAAAAGGCGGAGCGGTAAAAAAATATGCGCAGGGCGGTGCTGTTTCAAGCGGCCATGCATTAACATACAAACGAAAATAAGGAGGTTGCAATGGGTAAAAACAATGTTACAAGTCTGACAGGTGTGAAACCAAGTAACGATTGGAAGCGGGGAAGCGGTAAGGCGGAACCGGGGAAGATCTTGAAAGGAAATTCATACGCCCGAAAAGGAACGGTCTCCACCACTAAGGCGGAGAAAATAACTGTTCCTCAGTTTCCCCTAAAAACCAAACTCACTAAAGGACAGATGGGCGCGGCGATTAAGGGCGGCAAGTATGAATGGACATAGGAGGCTAGTATGAAACTTTTAAAAGATATTTGGGCTTGGCTCAAGGAGTGGAATGACTGGGGAATGAAGGACTGGATTAAAGCTGGTATCATTGTCGTAGTTGTTCTCTTCGTTCTTTGGAAGATGTCAGGCGCGGGCGCTTAGATAAATGCTGAATCTTCTATCAGGATTATTAGGAGGTAAGAACGGCGCGCTGAAACAAATTTCCAGCGTGATCGACGACTTACATACCTCAGAAGAGGAAAAACTTGATAAGAAGATTTTAATGCAACGCATTCAGCAGAAGCTTGCGGAGAAACAGATTGACGTAAACATAAAAGAAGGCGCCCATAAATCGATTTTCGTGGCGGGCTGGCGCCCCATGATCGGCTGGACGGGGGCTTTTGCTCTAATTTTTGAGTTCATCGTCTCCCCAGGAATAGAATGGTACGCAAAGTTTTCAGGGTTGGAATTAACCGCTCCTGAGATTCAAACTGGCCCCTTGCTGGCCATCGTCACCTCAATGCTCGGAGTCGCCGGGCTCAGAAGTTTCGAGAAGAGCAAAGGACTAGCCAAATAGGAGGTTATTATGGTTGGAAAAGTAACTACTAGAGGACAAGGCGTTATTATGCCTGGTCGTAAAACCGTTACTACCACTTATGCTAAAGGTGGAAAAGTAGGAAAGAAAAAACAAGGCTACAAAGCTCGAAAAGATGAATCGATTGCTATGCGTGTCAGAAAAAAACGTACTAAAAAACAACTGAAAGCAAGCAGAGACGAGTCTTACGGCAAATGGGGCCGTGGCAAAGGCAAAGGAAAGATTAACAAGTAATGAAAATCGTGGTCAATAATGGCTAGCACAATTTCAAATGTTACCTTAAACGTACAAGTGACGGAAGCGGTGGTACTCAACAATGAGGATCACGGCTCGACAAACTCTGTCGCCATCACGGGCGTTAATGAAGTGTCGAAGCGTATTATGAGTTTAACAGCGAACACTGATATTACGTTGGCCACATTTTCAACTGTTCCTGCCGCAGGGCAATTTGTCAGCGCGAATGTCAAGTATGTCCGCATTACGAATTTAGATGACGCGAACTCCTGTAATATTAATTTGGGAGGCGCGGCCGAGAATGTATGGATATACCTGGACTGGGGAAGATCTTTGATTCTTTCACAGCCGGCAAGCGCGATTGATGCTGTGGCGAGCGGAACCGTGGGGACGGCTTCATTGGCTGACGTGACGACAATTACCGGTAATACCGCAAATGCTTCAAATATAATTGATGTGGAGGTTTTTGTTGCTTCTAGTTAATGGCCTATCCTAAAAAGCACAGGGGACGGCGCAAGATTGGGTCAAAAAAACGCCGAAACAAGAGACGCATTCGCTTAGGAATGCGCATTAGAAAGAGGAAAAAATAAAATGGATGGAATACATCTGGCAGAATTAATTTATAGAGCCATTAGAACTAAAAAAGAACATATCACTGAAATCACGATGCAAGGGGTTGAAGACTTTCCAAAATATAAATATATGATGGGACAACTTCATTCTCTAGAAGGTTTAGAACAAGATTTAAGGGATATTATGAAAAGGGAGGACGAAGATGAGTAAATTAATTGTGCCAGAACACGTTGCTATTGCACGTGAAAAGAAAAAACAGGAAGAGGAGATGGTAAAGGTTCCTAATCCCACAGGTTGGAGAATTGTCATTTTACCTCATAAAGGTGTTGAAAAAACCAAGGGAGGTGTGATACTGTCTGATCAGCTTATTCAAGAACAGCAATGGACCACAAATGTTGGATTAGTTCTAAAGTTAGGTCCACTGGCGTACAGGGATAAGAAAAAATTCCCAACAGGCCCTTGGTGCAAGGAGCAGGATTGGGTGATCTTCGCCAGGTATGCTGGTTCAAGATTAAAAATTGACGGCGGGGAACTTCGGATCCTTAATGATGATGAAATACTCGGCGTTGTGAACAGTCCAGAAGATGTGTTGAACGCGTCTCTGCACTCATAATCATAGAGGAGTATAACTATGCCAGAACCGCAACAAAAACTTGGTAATATTGACAAGCCTATTGTTGACATTGACACATCCGGCCCAGGCGTGGATGTTCAAATAGAGGAAAAAAAGGACGAAACAAACGTGGAAGTTCAAGAAAATACAGCAGAAAAAATTGTTGAAGCTCCACCGAAAAAAGATGAATTAGATGCTGTCAGTGACAGCGTTCAAAAAAGAATTGATCGCCTGACCTGGAAAGTGCGTGAGGCGGAGAGACGCGAAAAAGCGGCTACCGATTACGCTAGATCAGTTCAATCACAACTTAAAGACAGTAAAAGTAAAATTACCCAACTCGATGAGGGATATGTTAATGAATTTAAAACCCGCGTTGACTCTCAAATTGCAACAGCTAAAAATCATTTAAAATTAGCCATTGGTGCGGGAGACGCGGAAAAACAAACCGAAGCCCAGGCTATTTTAGCCCAGTTGGCTGCGGATCAAAATCGTTTAAAAGTTTTAGAAGCTCAGAAACCTAAGAAACCTGCAGAAGGAACACCGGTAGCGCAACCTGCCGCAGCTCCGCCTCTAGCACGGGCTCCAGCTCCGCCCGATCCAAAGGCGCAAGCGTGGGCGCAGAACAATGCGTGGTTCGGGAAAGATGATGCTATGACCTATACGGCTTATGCATTACATAAGAAGCTGACAGAGCAAGAAGGATTTGACCCGAGCAGCGATGAGTACTATAGTGAAATTGATAATCGAATAAAAAAAGAGTTTCCCCATAAATTTGGGGATAATACACTCAGCGGCGACAAACCCGTCCAGGCTGTCGCTTCTGCATCCCGAACATCAAGCAAATCTGGACGCAAAACCGTAAAGTTATCACCGAGCCAGGTCGCGATTGCGAAGAAACTCGGAGTGTCTTTACAAGAGTATGCCAAATACGTGAAGGAGTAGGCTATGACAAAAATTAAAAAAAAATCTCCTGCTAAAGCAACTTTAGCAGACATAGAGATCGAAGAAGATATTGTTGTTGACAAGGCTCCCCGCAATGCCAATCTACGTGAAAAGGAAACTAGAACCGTGGACTGGAGACCACCGAATAATTTGGAGGCACCTCCTGCGCCTGACGGATATAAACACCGTTGGTTAAGGGCTAGTGCCAGGGGATATGAAGATAACCAAAATATTATCGGTCGTTTACGACAGGGCTACGTGCTCGTTCGTGCCGACGAATATCCTGACTGGGACCTCCCAACTCAAGAAGATGGGAAACATGCAGGTGTTATTGGAATTGGTGGGTTATTGCTTGCTCGTGTTCCTTTGGAAGTTGTGACAGCGCGTAATAAATATTACACGCGGCAAACAACAGACCAAATGGACGCTGTGGATAGGGATCTATTCAAAGAAGAGCATAAAAGCATGCCGATCCATAAGGAGAGGCAAAGTCGTGTAACTTTTGGGGGAACTAGAGGAAAGAATGAGTCTAGAACCTAGGGAACTCAAAATTGTATAGGAGTAAATTATGGCTAATTTAGATGCCGTATTCGGGCTTCGTCCAGCGAAAACGCTTGGCTCAGCTTACAATACGTCAGGATTTAGCACCTATAAAATGCCGACCGGCGAAGCAAATAACATCTTTACAGGCAGTCTTGTGGTTTTGCAAGCGAACGGAATGATTACAATAGCAACGGATAATACCACTGCTAACATTCTAGGTGTTTGTGGAGGATTTTATTATGACAACGCTCAGGGTGAACCAACTTTTGGTTCATACTGGCCTACCGGTACTGCAACGTACAACTCAACTGATGTGCAAGTGAAAGTCTATGACGATCCTAACACATTGTTTGAAGTACAATCAGTAGCTGGGACAACCGGTCAAGCCGTTATAGGGGCAAACGCCAATACTTCGGGAAATGCAAACGGAAGTACGACTTCAGGACTAAGTTCATGCTATATTGATGCGCCAAACGCTGCAGCAACGGCTGAACAGTTGAGAATTGTGGATGTAACCGCTGATGTCGACAATAATGATTTATCGTCTAACAACGTAAATCTTGTTGTAAGAATCAACGAGCATGCGTACACAACCTTAACAGGAATATAGGAGTATAAGATATGGCTATATCAAGATCGCAGCTCGTCAAAGAGCTGGAGCCAGGTTTGAATGCCCTATTTGGCCTGGAGTACGAACGCTATGACCGTGAGCATGAAGAGATCTACTCAATTGAATCATCTGACCGTGCATTCGAAGAAGAAGTAATGCTCGTTGGCTTTGGTAGTGCTGGTGTGAAACCGGAAGGCAGCTCGATCGCTTATGATCAAGCGCAAGAGGCTTTCACCGCACGCTACGTCAACGAAACTATTGCTTTGGCATTCGCAATCACTGAAGAGGCAATTGAGGACAATTTGTATGATAGGCTTTCAGCCCGTTATACAAGAGCTCTTGCTCGATCAATGGCGAATACAAAACAAGTTAAAGGAGCAGCAACTTTAAACAACGCATTTAGCGGCAGTTATCTTGGTGGTGACGGTTCTATGCTTTGTACTACTAACCATGCGACAACGCAGGGCGGTACATGGGCAAACAGACCAACTACTGATGCTGACTTAAATGAATCATCTTTAGAAACGGGACTCATTGATGTCGCCGGGTTTATTGATGAAAGAGGTTTAAAAGTAGCCGCAAGAGGAAGAAAATTAGTAATTCCTGTCAATACGCAATTCATTGCGGACAGAGTTCTAAATTCCCCTCTGCGTAGCAGTACTGCCGATAACGATATCAATGCTATGAAAAACATGGGCATGATTCCGGAAGGATATGTGGTGAATCACTACATAACTGACACGGATGCGTGGTATCTGTTAACGGACGTTCCTAATGGGCTTAAAATGTTTAACAGAGCACCTATCGCAACCTCTATGGAAGGAGACTTCGATACAGGAAACGTTAGGTACAAAGCGAGAGAAAGATACAGTTTCGGCTGGTCTGACGCTCGAGGCATTTACGGCACTGATGGTGCTTAAGCTTTCGCTTAATTAACAGCTTAAAGGGCGCTTTACAGAGCGCCCTTTTTGATTTATAAATTTATTAACCTAGTAATTAATTTAGTTGCGCGGACTGGCTAGGCAGACGGTATAGAGACGGCGTAGCGATAATGGTCTATATGACCAAAGGAGAATATTATGGCATCAACAACATTTAATGGGCCAGTACGATCGGGAAAAGGTTTTCAAGTAGCAATTAAAAACACTTCCACTGGAGCATATACAACTCGATATAGTTCAGTTAAACCAGATTTAACTGGCTTATCTTTATCTGATGTAGCAACCGGAACAACCGTAACGCTCGTTGTCGATACTATTTCATACATGAATTACACAGGATTAGCCGCAGCTACTTGTACACTACCAGCAGCAGCGCAAGGTGCAATTGTAGTTTATGTTCAAGCTAAAGATACAGAAGGTGGAACAGCAAAACTTATCTTTGATTGTGCGGGTTCAGATGTTTTTAAAACCGGTTCAATAATTGAAAGCAGAGCTGCTTCGGAAGTTTCTTTTGATAGTTCAGCTGCTAGTGAAACTTCATTAGAATATACACCTGCAGATGTAGCAACAAACCTTTTTACTACTGGAAGTAAAATTTACTTTGTATGTTTTGAAAAGGGAACTTGGACTATCGGTTATGATTTTGCAAGTGACGCGTTAGCAGTAACTGGTGCTTTTGCTTTTGCATCGTAATAATTATAAAGGAAAAACATTATGACAACTTTAGTTCTAGCAAAAAATGCTACTGCTGGAGATAATAACACCGTAATTAGCGCAAAGCGTGGAAGGCTTCGGGGGTATGACGCGGCGGCATTGCCGACTGATTCAACAACCATCGCCTTTCACGATTGTGCAACCACTGGCGCTATCGCCGGTGGTAATAAAATTATGGATCTTGTTATTCCTGGTGGTGCTAATGCTAATACCTATATTCCAGCGGATGGAGTATTATTTAAAACGGGACTTACAGTAGATGCTGATGCGGAAACAGCAGGCTGCGTAGTCTTCTACACAGAATAAGGAGGCAATATGCCAGAATATTTTAACTCAACTGCTCAAACAAGGGCTGCGGTTCAATCCTCGAAAACTACGAAGTCTTACGGCACTCCTGTTGGACCACGAGGCGTGGTACAAGGCAAAGATACTTCTAAACCGCAAGGACACGTTCCGATGCATAAAAGACTTAAAATGGGTCAGCAACCATCTGAAGTTTTTAACGGAGTGAACGGAAAAACCGGTGGCAGATAAGAATTTGCCAAGATGAGAAGAAAACGAGGATGACATGCCGACTTCAGGGACTACAGAATTTAATCTTCAGATTGATGATATAATTGAAGAGGCCTTTGAGCGCTGTGGACTCCAGACGCGAAAGGGATATGACTTAGAAACCGCTCGCCGTTCATTGAACATCATGTTTGCTGAATGGGCTAACCGCGGATTGAACCTCTGGAAAATTACCGAGGGATCTAAAACATTAGTGGCGAGTCAGCCAAGTTACAATTTTTCTTCAAACGAGGAGCAGGGCATCATTGACATTCTCTCAGCAGTTGTCAACAATGGAACGAACGACTATGCGGTTGATCGCATCAGCCGTATGTCTTACCTGGACCTTCCCAAGAAAACAGAAACAGGACAACCATCGGAGTGGTATTTTGAAAGAACATTGGTGCCAACCTTGTATGTCTATACATCTCCCGATGACACGAAAACCTACACATTCAAATATTATGCCTTGCGTCGTATTGAAGACGCGGGAGCCTACAGCAACACTACTGATCTTCCTTTCCGTTTTATTCCAGCGATGGTGTGCGGATTAGCTTACTATATCGCTATGAAAAGAGCGCCTGATCGTATACAATTACTCAAACAAGTGTATGAAGAAGAATTCGCCCGAGCTGCAGCAGAGGATGCAACCAGGGCCAGTATTCATCTTGTTCCTGCACAAGGATATTTGGGAGGATTCTAATGGCTAGAAAAGATAGGGCAGCGCAACTCTTTCAACTTCTTGCTGATGCAAGAGCCAAGGATGATAACGATCAGATTCAAATCATTATCAGTGATATTTTTAAGGAACTGGGAATTGATTTAAGTAAATTTAAAGGCGGAGCAGTTAACTCCGTGGAAAAGGCGATTAGATAGTGGCATTTGCAAAAGGAAAACACGCACTGCGAATTTCAGACCGAAGTGGAGTAGCATTTCCGTATTTGGAAATGCGCAAGGAATGGAATGGATATATTGTTCATAAATCGGAATACGAACCGAAGCAACCACAGCTCGGTCCTTTTCGCATTGGCAATGATCCCATCGCCCTTCGTGATCCGAGGCCCGCGCGCGTAGCGCCCGCGGTACCCGTGATACTGCCGTTGAACCCTTTTAGAACCACAGCAAGTGATACGACCATTACAGTTTATTCTCCCGATCACGGGAGATCTACAGATGATGTTGTTAGATTCAGGAATTCCTCAACGGTTTTTGGAATTTTGGCATCGGAAATTGATTTAGCTGATGGATATACTATTACAAAGGTAGATGGTAATTTTTATACTTTTGTCTCTACAACGGCCCCAAGCATAACAGGTGAAGCTGGTGGAGGATCAATAAGCGCGGGACCAGTAACAATTACGGCGTAACATGGCAACATTAAGCGAAATTCAAACAGACATACGGAATTATACCGAAGTCACCAGCAATGTTCTGACTGATTCTATCATAGGGACGATGATAGATAATACTGAAAAACGTGTTTTTCGGACTATTGACCTGGATGTTTCCCGATCCCATCAAACAGGAAATTTAACAAAGGACAATCCTTTTCTTTCAATGCCAGGCAACATTTCCACTACTTTTATTAGTGTGGATTGGATTCAGGTTTTAGACAGTGCTGCGAATAGAAGCTATTTAATTCAAAAAGATTTGTCTTTTCTTACAGAATATAATAAGAATAGAAATACATCGGGCGTACCTAAGTATTATGGAAACTGGGATAATGATACTATTTACCTCGCTCCCACCCCAAGTTCGGGACTTACAGTAGAACTTGCTTTAAATAAGATGCCGGATAGCCTAAAGGACGCGGGAGCCTCAGGCTCAACTTGGTTGAGCACGAATGGCAATGATGTTCTTCTTTATGGATGCCTGGTGGAAGCTTATAAGTTTTTGAAAGGACCTGCTGAGATGTTGCAGATGTACCAACAATCTTTTCAAGAGGCGATGAAAGTATTTGCCCTTGAGCAACAGGGACGACGAAGACGAAGTGAATATTTTGATGGAGTCTTGAGAATACCTCTTGAGTCTGCACAACCATAACTTTTAAGGAGAAACTATGGCTATTGAACAATGTGTTGTCAAATCGTTTAAGACCGAAATATTAAAGGGCTTACAGGATTTAACCGCATCTACTGGCAATTCTTTCAAATTAGCGCTTTTTGACTCTGAGGTCACGTTGAATAATACAACGACGATTTATGATAACACAGATGAAGTGAGTAATTCTGGAACGTATAGTGCCGGTGGCGGAGCTCTCACTGTTGTCGCGACCTTTCCTAAATTGGATAATACAACTGCTATTGTCGATTTTGCGGACGTGTCTTTTACCTCGGCAACGATATCAGCTCAAGCTGCGGTAATTTACAATAACTCAACTGTAACAGGTTTAACGACCAATGCTGCAGTGTGTGTATTAGATTTTGGTGGAGTTAAATCTTCCACTGCTGGAACTTTCACAATTTCATTTCCTGATGCTGAAGACGATAGTGCTATCTTAAGAATAGCCTAGTAAAGGAGGCTTAGATGGCCAGTATTCAAGGCTGGGGACGTGAAACGTGGGGCTCAGGTGCGTGGAGTGAATATGCGCCTATTAATGTCACAGGTCAAAGCGCCACAGCTACTGTAGGTACTGGTTCAAGCGTTTCCACTGATCAATTTATTGTTGTCACCGGACAGTATTCCACTGCCACGGCGGGGGATGCTACGGCAGCCGGTATTGCACTTGTTGTTCCTGATGGACAATACTCAACTGCGTCCACAGATGACGCCATCTTATCCACATCTCAAATTATTTCTGTC